CACTGAGGGTACACCGATCACAGATAAGAAGACACCTCTATATGGCGGATCTACAGTTAAGCTTGGTTTCTTTCAGAAGCCATACATACTCAGGGATGGCGTTACCTATGGAAGTTCTCTTAAACTGCTTGGCGTACAAGTTGTTGCTGTAGGTGAAGGAGCAGCTGTTGATACAGACAGCATGGATGAAGCAGCGGTAGCCGACATGTTCGGTACTACTGAAGGCTTCAGAACTACTGAACCTAAGCCAGTAACTACTGCACCAGTACCTGATGACGAAGAAGACGAAGACTTTTAGGTCTAAGTTAGAACAGAGTGTCGCAAAGGTACTCGACCAAGTAGGTGCTAAGTATGAGTATGAGACTCACAAGGTAGCATATACCATACAGCACCACTACAATCCCGATTTTGTCCTAGTCAATGGTGTAATGCTAGAGACTAAGGGCTATTGGGATTCAGAAGATAGACGTAAGATCAAGGCAGTCATGCGGGACAATCCTGACTTGGACTTACGAATGATATTTCAAGCTCCTTTCAATAAGATCAGCAAGAAATCCAAAACAACGTATGCCCAATGGTGTGAAAAGCATGGCATCAAGTGGGCAGCAGCACACGCAATCCCCATAGATTGGTTAACATGAACACAGAATCAGAATTTGTGGCACATGAACCATGTCCTAACTGTGGCTCGTCAGATGCTAACTCACGTTACTCTGACGGACACACGTTCTGTTTCTCATGCCACACTTATGTACCGGCGGATGGGGACAATCCACCACTACAAATGAACAATGAACGAGTACAATTCCTCGGATCAGCTGAACAGCTGCACAAACGAAGAATCAGCGAAGCCACCAACCAGTTCTACCGAATCTACAGATATGGAAACACTCTCCGCTTCCCATACTATAATGATAGCGGCCAAGTTGTTGGATTCAAAATTAAATCAAAGAAGAAAGAATTTCACTACGAAGGTCAAGGAACAGATCAGCTCTTTGGACAGCATCTTTTCCCCACCTCCGGAAAGCGAATAGTAATTACAGAAGGAGAATTAGATGCCGCCAGTTGTTACGAGGTTATGTCAGGTTGGCCGATGGTCAGCCTACCTCATGGTGCGGCAAGTGCCAAGAAAGACCTCCAAAAAGCAATCCCATTCTTACAGGGATACCAAGAGATCGTCCTCTTCTTCGACAACGATGAAGCAGGGCGTACGGCCACTGAACTTGCCTCGGGAATACTCCCCTCCGGCAGGGTTAAGGTTGCTCGACTCGAAAATTACAAAGATGCTTCAGATGCTCTCCAAGCTGGGGATACTGATAGCATCAGAAAAGCCATCTGGGACGCCAAGCCATACAGACCAGACGGAATCATAGATGGTAAGAGTCTATATGATGTAGTTACTGCACCAACAGAGGAAGCAGTATGGGAGTATCCATTCAAGGGTATGAACGACAAGCTACATGGCATAAGATATGGCGAACTTATAACTATCACTGCTGGTACAGGTAGTGGTAAGACATCATTTGTAAGAGAGATAGCATCCAAGCTCTGCGAAAAGGGAGAGACTGTTGGTATACTAGAGCTCGAAGCAAACAACAAACGTACAGCACTCGGACTTATGTCTGCTGCTGTAGGTAAAGCACTCCACATTGGAGAACATGAAGAAAAAGAATTAAAGGAGGCATTTGATGCAACGCTTGCTAATTGGAACGTATATCTTTTTGATGGCTTTGGCAGTTTTGACCCGGATGTTATTTACAACAGGATCGAATACCTTGCCAGTGGATTGGAATGTCGTGTTATATTCCTAGACCACCTCAGCATATTGCTGTCAGGACTTGACGGCGATGAAAGACGTATGATAGATTCTACTATGACTAGACTAAGAAGTCTGGTAGAACGTACAGGCATTACACTTTACTTAGTATCACACTTACGGAGATCAAACAGTGACAGTAATTCGCACGAGGAGGGAGGACGTGTATCCCTCGGACAACTACGAGGCTCTCATTCGATCTCTCAAATCAGCGATACAGTCATCGCTCTGGAGAGAGACCAACAAAGCGAAGATGCTAACAACATTACAACTGTTAGAGTTCTTAAAAACCGATATTCGGGAGAAGTTGGCGTCGCAACACGATTAACCTACGACCTATCCACTACTAACTTTTATGAAACTACGAAAGATGAGCCCCCAGAGTTTGACCCAACCGTCGACTTCTAGGCTAATTAAACCTAACCCACCCACTAGGAGACAGATTGACAGAGCACAATTCAAAGACAAAACCTATCACCCTCCTGTTCGATCTAGAAACAACGCCACTAACGGCAAGAAATAAAGAGATCCACTGCCTAGTCACGATGGACTATGAGACAGGAGAGATCACAAGATATAACGACACAGGAATGACAGACCCTATAATCAGAGGAGTTCAGTATCTAGAAGCCGCTGATACTATTATAGGACATAACATCATTGGCTTTGACTTGCCAGTGATAAAGCACATCTACCCTTTCTTTGAACCAAAGGGTGTGATTGTAGATACACTTATACTATCAAGGTTATACCACGCTGACATGCTGAATACCGACAGAAACGCACAGCACAAAGGTATGCCTACCAAACTGTATGGTCGCCACTCTTTGGAGTCATATGGCTACAGGTTGGGAGAATACAAAGGGAACTTTGGAGAGACTTCCGACTGGCTAGAATGGTCACAGGAGATGGAGGACTATTGCGAACAAGACGTTATTGTTACAAATAAACTATGCCAACATTTCCAACCCTACCTGACTGGGTTCAATTAGAACACCAAGTCGCACACATATTACAACGACAAGAAGAACATGGATGGTATTTCAACCAACAAGCCGCATACGAGCTCGAATCAACTCTGCGAAGAGAAATGGAAGAAGCTACAGAAGTATTACGCAGAAAATACGGGTTCGTTGCTGGAGCAATGTTTACACCTAAGCGAAATAACAGGACACAAGGGTACATACAAGGATGCCCATTTACAAAACTTAAACAGCTTAACCCAACATCAAGAGACCACATAGCATGGATACTGAAGACCCACGAGAACTGGACACCGACACAACTCACCGCCACAGGCAAAGCAGTCGTAGACGAGACAGTATTGAAAGATATTGGGTCGGAGACAGCCCTCTTGTTTCTGAGATGTCTCGATATTACCAAGAAATTGGGGATGATCTCGGAAGGCGTGAACGCATGGAACAAGCTTGTTACGACGTGTAACAGGATACATCACCATTGTTCTGTCGCCACCAACACATTTCGATGTGCACACAGAAAACCAAATTTAGCCCAAGTACCAAGTGACGAAAGATTTAGAAAACTATTTCAAGCTACACCTACTAAAGTTCTGGTCAGTGCCGATCTTAGTGGTATTGAGCTCAGGATGCTCGCCCACTACCTCGCCAGATACGATAAAGGACGTTATGCTCGAATCCTTACAACAGGAGATATACACCAAACCAATGCAGAAAGGATCGGAATTACTAGAAGACAAGTTAAAACAGTTACCTACGCCTTCCTTTACGGTGCCGGAAACATTAAATTAGGGAGGAGTTTTGATAAGTTACTACCCGAAGAAGCCGCTGCACGAAAGGGAGCGGATATACGTAAAGCTTACGTTGCTGCCATTCCGGGTCTTGCGGAGCTGTTACAGGCTTGTAAGACACGTAGTGAAAGAGGTTATGCAAACGCCATCGACGGTAGGCGTATCGGCATTGACAAAGGGCATAAGTTTCTCAATTACCTCCTACAGGGATCAGCAGCGACAATCGCCAAAAGATGGATGGTCATTATAAACCAATGTCTACCACCTGACGGACACCAGCTGTCGTTCATACATGACGAACTGAACTATGAGTGTTACAGGCGTGATTGTGAACAACTTGCAAAATGGCTAGAGCTTGCAGCCAAAATGGCAGGCGAATATTACCACCTAAGATGCCCCATCGCAGCAGAAGCTAAGATTGGACAAACTTGGGCTGACGTACACTAAACCACCATGAATTTACTAATAGATGCAGACTTCATAGTATATAAATGCTGTGCAGCCTGTGAAACAGAAATAGACTACGGGGAAGATGTTATATTTGTGACATCTAACTTTAGTGACGCTTACAAAGCAGTTACAAGTGAGATTAGTAAGATAAGCTCTCAATTCTACAATCTCCATGAACCTATACTCTTCTTTTCAGACACCAAAAATTTTAGGAAAAAAATTTCCCCAGATTACAAAGGTCATCGAAACAGAAAGAAGCCCTGTGGTTACAAACGTGTAATATCTAACCTAAAGATACAATACAACGTAATAATTATGAGAGAGTTGGAAGCTGACGATGCTATGGGTATCTACGCTACACAACACCCCGGTAATATTATTGTCTCACCTGACAAAGACATGAGACAGATACCCGGCAAACTATATGACCTCGAAACCACTAAAAACATCACCGCTGAAGAGGGTACACAGTGGCACTTGATACAAACACTAGCTGGCGATCAGACTGATGGCTACAGTGGAGTACCCGGCATCGGAGTCAAGAGAGCAGAAACACTGTTCAACAAAGAAGGCTACAACTGGACAACAGTTGTGAAAGCATTTACAGACAAAGGACTGACCGAAGACGACGCCCTTTTGAACGCAAGGCTAGCCAGAATACTTACCATAGATGACTATGATACCAAGCAACAAACGCCCAAACTCTGGACGCCCGAAGAAACCTATGCTATTAACGATGGAACAGGACTTCAAGATGAGAGTGATTGAAGATAATTTACGTAAACATTATGACAAGAAGGAGGACGTAGTAACCGTCTTCCTTGCTTTACAAAGACAAAACTTCGCATTAACAAATGCACTCAAAGACTTAATAGAAAACAGTATTATTATTTAAAATGCCAGAACTAATCTCCCGCACTGGACGGGTACAATCTTGGATCGACGATCCTCATTCAAGACTACCTGTATCATGCACGACCTTCGTTGTTGAAGATAGCATGGAAGGTCCAAACGGCATCGAAGCTAGCTGGAGGTTCGCAAGTCATGCACTAAGATTTGGTGCAGGCTGTGCAATCCACCTGTCTAAGCTAAGACCAGCCGGACATACAAATGACAAAGGACTTGTGGCTACTGGCCCAGTCAGCTTTGGCAAAATATACTCAGCCTTCAACGAGGTACTTCGTAGAGGTGGAGCTTACAAGAATGGTGCTATAGTATTGCACCTTGATCTATCACATCCCGATGCGGTAGACTTTATAACTGCAACCAGATCTGAATTACCTTGGGTCAAAAGATGTATCGACATTGACGATGACATGTGGAGGTTTGCAGATCAAACTACAAAGGATGCACTAATCTATGGAATCAAATCAGGAGATGTTTGGCTCAACAAAATCAAACATGACCCCAATACCGGGGAGCGTATCTATGGGAACGTCTGCCTTGAAGTATACTTGCCCTCACGTGGAACTTGCTTGTTACAGCATGTCAATCTCGGTGCCTGTACACTCGACAACTTACAAGAGGCTTTCGTATCAGGCATGTCCGAGTTGTGCGATCTCCATAGTCGGACAGGCGTTGGAGAATCTGGAGAATACCTTACCCCCGAAATCGACAGACAAGTTGGGCTCGGAGTGCTCGGTCTTGCAAACTTCCTCAGAAGATACAACATCAGCTACGAAGACTTCGGAGAAGCCCTCCGTCTTGTCAACAGAGGATATAGTGCAGCCAACGAAGCCGGTATGGCGGCTGTTGCCTTGGACAGAGCGGTTTTTGAAGCGGCACAAGTAGCACACAATAACAATATGGTAAGGGCGTTTGCTATTGCACCCACTGCCAGCTGTAGCTATCGCAGTAGAGACCTAGACGGCTTTACATGCACACCCGAGATAGCACCACCAATAGCAAGAAAGGTTGACAGAGATTCCGGCGAGTTCGGAGTACAGAGAGTCAACTATGGAGACGTTGAGATAGCAAGTGAAGTAGGATGGGACGCATACAAGCGTGTAACAGACGAAATCATGACGATGCTCGATAGGACAGGATTGCTTCATGGCTACAGCTTCAACAGTTGGAGTGATGTAGTTTTATACAGTGAAGCATTTATAGAGGAGTGGCTTGCAAGTCCACAAACCTCTTTGTACTACAGCCTTCAGGTAATGGGAGACGTTCAAGATAAGTCTGATGCTTACGCAGCGTTAGGAGATACTGACGTACAAGATTACTTGGCAAGCATTGTAGAATTAGAAAAGAATACAAATGAAATTACATGTGACTGCCAACAATGAACCCCTACATAAAATTACAAAATAGAAAAAGAACATGGACACCAGTCCAACCAACCAAAGGAGTATTAAAAGAAGGTGCTGAAGAAACCATCAAACGTGCACTCGCAATACGTCATATGGAGCTACCAGTTGGAGAATTTATTTCTCAGGGACTGGAGAAAGAAGTCCCGGAAGCAGCGAGGACACTTCTTGAGTCAAACGTACAAGACGAGATTAAACATGATCTCGCTCTGGGCTTCATTGTTGACGCCCATGGGGCTGATCTTAAGTCTGAGCTCGAAGCTAAGAGGTTAAGAGATGCTTGGATTGCACACCCTGACCACACTATTACCAAAGCTCTCGTTGCAGAGCGAGCTATATTTTTTGTTCTACTACCTATGTTTCGCTTTCTTGGTGACGCTGCTCTCAGAACAGTATCAGCTGATATATCCAGAGATGAACAGATACACGTTGCGACAAATAGTCTCGTATGTGCTGAGCTGGGTCTTGTTCCTAGCACTTCTTTGGATAAGCTTCGGAAGGCAACTATACATTGGGTACTACAACCCCTAAGAGAGAACACAACTGATAAATATTTGGACAAAAAATTTTGGCTGGATGCGAGCGATCAGTTAATGTATCAGGGCAAAGCCCCACAGTTCTCAGACACAAAAGCAGCTCGTATGCCAGCGTTCTTTGAACATGCAAACACCAACCTCCCACAATATGCTTGAGTCCATCATCGGACCAACCATTAGTTCTATACAAGCAGAGCTAGAAGAAAATTTCCCACCCGTTAATCCACATCCCAAGCAGAACATCGGCGAAGTCATGTACTTAGCCGGTCAACGCTCGGTGGTTGAGTGGTATAACAAACGAGTCAGTAAGGATGAGAATTGAAAAGATACAGCCATGGCAGTTACCACGTACATGGCATCTCATTCAACCTTTAGTAGACAAAGCACTAGACCATAGTCTCGGTGAGCAACTAGCATCAGACATGCTGGAAGATCTTATGAACGATCAGCTCTGGTTGCTAGCAGGCATCGACGAACAAGGGGACTTGGCTGGAGTGATAGTAGCTGAAGAGGTTGTACACCCTCAAAAGAAAGAGCTGTATGTACATGCTTGGGCTACTCAAACTGGCTATG